AATAACTTGTTCATTGTATAACCACATAATTTATCTATCTATGTTTATAAGTATTGTAGTATCTGTTGTAGGCGATAAAGGTAAAGGTTGAGATAATTTTCCTACCGCTAATAATTGCTGTTGGTCATTATACAAACCAATAGTTGTAGTGTAGGGTCTAAAGTAAGAACCAGTAGCAAAATTATATAACTCTTGAGCTGGAGTATAGAATGTGCCTATTGAACTTGAATTAGCTGTACTACCTGAGGTAATTGTAGGGTTTTGACTAAAATTAAATTCGTATTGTCTAGCCGTACATTTATATTGAGTTTCGTAAATTGTAAGTGAAGACGAGAACGAACAAGTTACGTTTGATGATGTTACAAAACTTTCTATTGTACTATATCCAGATCCTCCTCCATAAATTGATGAACCATAAATAGCACCCCCGTAAACACTACTTCCTCCTCCTACTGTATTATTAGTTATAATGGCTAATCCATGCCCATAAAATATATTTCCTATAATTTGTTGGGAAGCAGAAAAAATTAAATTACCCTGTCCATCATCATAAATTGAACCACTTGGTGAAATCCATCTAAATGAATTTGGTTGAATATAATTTCCAAAAATACCTGCTGGTATAGATAATACTCCTATTTCAGCATTAGATTCTGTAGGAAAATAATGAGCAAAAGTTAATGAGGTTTGAGGATAATTATAATATCTACCTGCTGATGAAGTTGAACCTACTAAAACATCTCCTGATTGATTTGATCCAGGAAATATACTAGCTGTAACTACTGGTGAGCCGTAACTTTCTGATGAGTTTAGGTAGTTAGAATAATAAAGTTGTTGAATAGAGTCAAAAACTAGTCTTTGATATTGAGTAGATATTTGACCTGTTTGAGGGTCTACTGTAGGGTTAAATATATAATTATCAATATTTGTACCTAAATATCTATCAATACCTACAACAGAACTAGTTAACGCGGCTGCCCCCTCGAAATTAAACGCCTTGTTTAATTCAAGCGGAGTAATTACTATATCCGACGCTAAAAATTGTTTGTAGGCACCCATTCATTTTAGAAATCAAGTTTAACTCTTACAAGAGCTTCTTTGGTAAAATCTTTAGTTAATGGTCTTGACAATTTAGCTACTGCTAACAAGTCATTTGTATCATTATATAAACCGATAGTTGTAATATATGTTTGTGGATTATTAATAAATTGAGGATATAATACTTCACCAGTTGAACCTGAAATAAATGATGGATTTTCTGAGTAGTTATATTCTGAGCTTCTTGGTCTTACAAACACATAATCCGAAGTAATTGTTTCTTGTGAATTTAAAGTAAATACATTTGCTGTAGAACCAGACATAGCTCTAAATAAAGAAGCATTAGCATTTAAAGCTGCGGAAGGATATGCTGCTGAACCTGTGCTTTGAGAACCACTAAAAGTAAAACTAATACCTCCATTTGCTGGAAGATCTTTTAAAGCTAAAGGATTTAATAAAATAGATCCAATGTCAGGCAATAACCAACCATATGAACCTGAGTTTAATGAATATCCATCAGTTGTTGTTCCTGCATTTGTTACTTTAGTACCTGCTGAGCCTGAGATTAATTGGAATACTCTTCCTGCCTCACAATAAGGAACAGTAGTAATATACTGACTATTATCTGTTAAAGTAATAACTCCAGCACTTCCAGAAAGTTCTAATGTTAAAGAACCTAAAAATAAAGCATCTTTAAAACAAGCTCTTTCCATAGTAATAGCAAAGAATTCAGATGAAGTAACAGCACCAAAAACAAAATTAGCGTTTTCATCTCCTAATACTAAATCTTGCCACTGTCCCCAAATAGTTCCTGTTGGTGATTTACCATTTACAGCACTATTATAGTTAGCACTACCACTACCGTATGAATTTCCATAAGCAATAGCAAATTGAACTGCTGAACTTGATTCATTTGAAGCGGTGTTATAAACATTTAAATAGTAGTTTCCTGAGCTACCATTGGCTTGTGTTGATGATGTAAAAAATGTAGATAGAGTGGGATTACCAGTAGTCCAACAAGTGGAAGATATGGCATCTGAGCTTACTACGAAATCATCGGCTACTAATCTTGTAAATGACATGTTTTATATATTAAGATACTTTAATTACTGTTACGGGAATTGTTAGACGAGCACCACTATCTCTACCTTCTATTGTTAATGTAGCTTGAAGTTGAGTTTGCGTACTAAATAATGTGTTAATAGTTGTTGCTGTCATATTAATTGTAGAACCAACAACTGTTTTAGATACACTAGTACCAATAGTTGTGGTTTGATTTGCTACATTTAAAGCAGTTACAGCAGGAGTATTAATACCTACACCTTGGAAATTAGAAAATAATCTAATATCGGAAATTGTAGCTGAGTATCCTGATGCTTCGTAAGTATTTCCTCCTTGATAATTTAAAGTTTGAGGAGTAATTGCTAATGAAGCTCCTTGTTTCAAAATAATTGAATTGTAACCTACATCCAAAATAGGCATTTTAGCTGTTCCACGAGGTAAAGTTACAAGTTTATATTTCATAACTTGGTTAGCTTGAGGAAATGCCTCTAATAAAGGCATATTGTCAATTGCTTGTCCATAATAAGCAGAACCTGAAGGATGATTTGGATTGTATAATGTATAATCAATTTCATCATCTGCTAAAGCAAATTGAGTAATTTGAAATTGTCCATTTTGTTGAGCTAGTAATTGACGTCCTACATCTGTTAAAATAGCGTCTACGGTTACTACGGTATTATTTAAATATCCCATTTTTTGTTTATTTTATTATAAATATATAAGTTTATAGTTTTTGTATTATAAAGTTTTAAAATATCCGGCTTGTTGTGCTAATTGTACAAAAGAACCTGTAAAGTATGGATTAATTGTTGATGGAATCATTAATCCAGATTGAGTTACATTAATTTGGTTAAATGGATTAAAAGTAGGATACATGTTAATAGCTACTGATTGTTCATTTAAAGATCTAGTATAACCTCCACCACCATCAATATTAACATAAGCTCCACCTTCTAAAACTTCATAAGCTCTACTACTAGAAACTATACTTCCAGTATTTACAGTAGGGTATATCATACTTGCTGAAGAATTATTGAAAGTGTCTTGAACTAATCCTACATTATTGTTTTTTGAATTTAGTACTATAGAATTACCATCTAAATCAATTAGTGCTATTAATTGAACATCAGATATTCCTGAATCATACTGTGAATTTTGTCCTGCAAATTGTATATAATTAAAATACCCAAAATATTGACTATAATTTTGTGCTGCCGATTGAGAAGCATAAACTGTTAATTCACATCCTTTATATCTTGGATTTATTACTCTTGCTGTTGTATAGTTAGAATCTTGTACTGCTGCTTTAGTAGCGCTTCCACTTAAAATAGCTTGTTCATTAACTGCTATATTAGGGTTTGTTTGAAAGTCAACATCCATAAACCTAGTACTAACTCTAGAAACTTGAGCATCATTTTGTACTACCTGACAATCAGAATCTATATATGATTCAAAAATTGTAAAGTTATTAAGAGTCATATATGCTAAAACACTATCTGTTACTATCACAAGTGGAGGAACAATTCCTTGAACTTCTAATTGATTAACATTTCTAGATGAACCTGGAGTTAAGTCTCCACTTCCTGAGTATATTGTCCTTTGGTTTCCTGTTAAATTAGAAGAATCATAAATATTAATTGCCCCGTTTCCTGCTGCTAAAGCATCATTAGTTTCTGTAAATGATAAATAATATGTTTTATTAGTATCAAAATCATATCTGTTAAAATAATATAATGATAAATTTGGAATATAAATAGACGAGGTAGTATATACTTGGATTATTTCAACTTTACAATCACTTAATTTTCCTGTAGTTACAATTAAATTAGAACCACTTAACTGTCCATCAAAAAATTCTGTTTGAGATGATTGAATAAAAGGTACAGCCCCACTTACTGAAGGTGTTGCTCCACTCCAACTTTGAGTTACATTTACAACGTTTAAATACGTGTATAATGAAGAAGTTTGACCAAGCAAGTCAGGATATGTACCTCCACTATCTCCCTCTGTAATACCAACAGATATAGAACCTGTAATAGTCATATCCTCAACAATATAAGGAGTACCAAGTGGTCCAGAACTAGCAACATCTGAACCTATAAAGGCAATAGAATTAGAAGGACTAACTTGTGGTACAGGATATCTATTTCTATCTAATAATGTATTTTTTATTACAATACCCGCGGCTAAAGAAGATCTAGCAGGAATAAAATCTTGTAACATTTTAAATAATGAGTTATCAAAAAACTCAATTAATCTAATGTAATCCCACTCTTGATAATTTGAAGTATATTTTTCAAAGTAAACATCTCTAATAATATCTAAGTTAGGATAAGTTTCAGCAGATGATGATTGGAATCTAGGATCACCAATTACATCTCCTAAATTAAAGTAACCTAATTGTGAATTTATGTCCTCATTAATTTCATTTTGTGGTGAAAAAGCTATTTCTACATAATCTATATCTCTAGTATAACTAGAACTTATAGATGGAAATTGTTGGATTGAGCGGTAAGGAGATAATGTATTAGCATTTGGGATATTAGAATCACTACTGCTATAAGGTAAAACAATATTTTGTTGTTTTA